TTGAAAATTTTGAAGTAGAAAAAATCAACGTAAGCGCAGAGAGAGCGTGTAAAGATATCTCAGATGTATCTCCTAGCGAAATCATACTGGATGCACAATTACAGCTTTATGATAAAATAACAACAAAGGAGATAGATACAGCATTAATTCTCTCAGCTAGAGAAAAAATTGAAAAAGAACCTAATTATTCATTCGCGGCAGCCCAACTATTATTAAATACTGTATATAAAGAAGTCTTTAAAGAGGGTGTAGATTCAGATACTTTCAAACTTCAATACAGAAAAAACTTTATACAAAATATTAAAAAATTAGTTAAACTAAATAGGTTAGACGAAAGATTATTAGACTTCGACTTAATTAAACTATCAGAAGCTATTAAAATACGTCGAGACAAGAACTTTAAATATTTAGGTATCCAAATACTAGCTGACAGATATTTTATAAGGGAAGATAAAAAAATAATGGAAGCCCCTCAAAGTTTCTGGATGAGAGTAGCAATGGGATTAGCTGTTAACGAACAAGACAAAAACGAAAAAGCTATCGAGTTTTATAATTTAATCAGCAGTATGCTGTATACCCCCTCAACCCCAACTTTATTTAACAGTGGCACAACTCATTCCCAACTCAGCTCTTGCTACCTTAACACTTTTGATGACAGTATTGACGGTATCTTTGACGGTGCTTGGCAAGAAGCTCGCAAGTCAAAATACGCTGGTGGCCTTGGCCTTGATGTTACCCCTTTTCGCTCTACAGGCTCTCATATTCAGGGAACTAATGGTATCTCTAGCGGGCTTGTACCTTGGCTTAAAATATATAACGATCTTTTAGTTGCTGTCAATCAAGGCGGCAAGAGACCAGGTGCAGGATGCGCTTATCTAGAACCTTGGCACTTAGACTTTGAAGATTTCTTAAACTTAAGAAGAAACACTGGAGATGATAGGTTGCGTTGTCATGACATGAATACAGCATCTTGGGTTCCAGATGAATTTATGCGTAGAGTTCAAAATGAAGGCGCTTGGTATTTCTTTGACCCTAGAGATACAGTTGGTAAAGACGGTAAAACCTTACATGATTGCTTCGGTCAAGACTTCGATGATCGCTATAATAAACTATGTAAGCAAGCTGACGAAGGTTTAATTAAAAACTACAGAGTTATTCCTGCAAAAGAATTATGGAAAAAGATGCTTAAAGTTTTGTTCGAAACCTCTCACCCATGGAATACATTTAAAGATCCATGCAATATTCGATATACAAACCAACATGAAGGAACAGTCAGGAGCTCTAATTTATGCACTGAAATTACCCTGCACACTAAATCTTCTAAATACAAAAGTGGAGAAAAAACTGAAGTTGGCGAAACCGCAGTTTGTAATTTAGGTTCAGTTAATTTAACTAATCACTTAATCGAAAAAACAACCCACGGTGCTTCTAGTTATGCAATTGACTACAATAAACTTAAATCAACCATTCATACCGCAATCAGAATTTTAGATAATGTAATTGATATAAATTTTTATCCAACTAAAGAGGCGGAAAATTCCAACCTCAGACATCGGCCAATTGGATTAGGTATGATGGGACTACATGATATACTTCATGCACTGAATATCCAAATTGATAGCGATGAAGCTATTAAATTCAACGATAAATTATTCGAGTTCTACTCCTGCCATGCCATTTATGCTAGTTCAAAATTAGCAAAAGAAAAAGGTTGTTACAAAACCTATGAAGGCTCCCTATGGAGCCAGAACATCCTACCAATCGATTCTTTTAATAATTTAATGGAATACAGAAAGAGCCAGAAAAAAAGCTCTGAAACAATTAAGGATTGGGAAAAAGTCAGAAAGCATATCTCTGAATTTGGAATGAGGAATTCAAATGTTATGGCTATAGCTCCGACAGCAACAATTGGTTATATTAATGGAATTGAACAAAGCATTGAGCCTAATTTTTCTGTACTTTTTGTTTATGAAAATAAAAGTGGCAACTTTTACATCACCAACCCTCATTTCGTTAAAGACATGAAAGATCGAGATCTCTGGTCTCCAGAAATATCAGCTCTAGTTAAAAATGTAGATGGTGATCTTTCTTTACTAAACGGATCAATCCCTGAAGATTTAAAGACTAAATACAAAACTGCGTTTGATAGAGATATGATTAAACTAATCGAATGTAACTCTGTCCGTCAAAAATGGATAGATCAAGCGGTCAGCTTTAATTTATACAACAAAACTACATCTCTTAAATATCTGAATGATATATATATGGCGTCCTGGGAAGCTGGACTCAAAACAACATATTATCTAAGGAATAGGGCTGCAAGTAAAGTCGAAAAATCAACAGAAGAATCAAAAGAGCCATCAGCTTGCAGTATCGAAGCAATGAAAAATGGTGAAGCTTGTGAAAGCTGCCAATAATGATTAGACGCCGAGCTGCAGGAGTTGGCATAACTCATAATGGAAACGTTCTTTTAGCCAAAAGGGTAAAGTACTATGAAGGGCAAAAAATTGCATTCGGCGGTTATTGGTCTATATTTAGTGGTAGCATAGAAGGTGCAGAAAAATCAAGTGAATGTGCCTCTAGAGAATTATGGGAAGAGGCCCAGATTAAGGTTAATGCAAAAGATTTAAATTTTGTTCATACAATCAAAAGAAAAGATTTAGATCTAGACATTTTCTTTATTAAATCTAATGATATGATTTTCCCCATATTAAATGAAGAACATACAGAATACGGTTGGTTTGTCATTAAAGACTTAAAAAGCTTTCCTTATAAATTAGATGAAGAAATAAGGTTTTGTATTAAAAAATGGCATGATATGAGCAAGTAATGTATTTGTAAAAAAATTAAAAATATTATAAATTTAAATTGACTTTTTATTACCTCCATGTTATTCTTATAATATGAAGTTAATTAATGTATTATTATTTTTTCTTACAGCTCAGCTAGTATTTGGCTTCGCTCCTGAATCGTTAAATGGATCTAAATTTAAAGTTAAAGGCTCTTATACTTTTATACATATTTTACATCCAGATTATTATGATGTAATAACAGAAGGTGTTGATTTTGAATACTCCGCAGAATTTAGTCAGAACAAAATATCCTTAATAGTACCAAATTCTTTCACATACACATATGATTATAATTACCAAAAACAAAGTAATACGTCCGCCTCCATAACGATTTTCACCACTTACGATACAACAATAGAAGGCACCCTCACTTTCGACAAGGAAACAAAAGGCTCTTTTTCTTCTAATGAGTTTTTTGTATCAAAAGAGATTGCCGCCAGCTATGAGTCCTATTTTACATTCTCCCAACCACTAGATACAAATAATCCTAATAACTGGTATCTCTTAGGAAATTACTGGCATCAACCTTCATCTAATAAGTATGTACATAAGGATACATTTTTAAATGGAGAAAATTATATTAAACCAAATGAGAGAAAGATAATAAATGACACTACTATTCCAGCAGATCATTTAAGGTGGTATAAGTTTGCTAATGAATATTATTGGCAACAAGCTAACGATATATATCTGACAATAGAAGATTATACAGAAGGGAATTTCAATAATGTATTCAAAATGTCTCCAGAAGAAGTTAATATGATTTTAAATAAAGATACTTCTTGGTATAAATTTGGAAACGAATATTATAATCCAAAATTAAACGTAAGAATAAATGAGAATGAAGTTGATTCTTCTCAATACGCAGATTTAATTAAAACATACTTTAGCAATGAAATACGATCACCATATTATGGGTATAAATCACAAAATAAAAATCAAGAAGTAATAGCCGACCCTAAGTATACTCCAGTAGAAAAAAAATCAGGGTTTTTCTTAAGTGGCGGATGGCTTTACTCCCCTAAGCATGGATGGATTTTTACTAATTCCCAGATCTATCCATATTTCTGGTTAAATAAAACTCAATCATGGTATTGCTATAAAACTGGAGAAGGTTCCACAATGGTTTACGATTACAAGCTAAATAACTGGATTCTAGATTTTTAAGTGTATAATTAACCACCGAGGTTAATTATTATGAAGGAATGGGTAAGAATATTTTTTAGTTTATTAATTTTTCTACTTTCCTTATTAAGTTTTTACACAGCAGTTATAGGCATAAGCATTTTAGTAAAAGAAATTAACAGTCTCTTCTCATAAAGTGTAATATTCTATATGAGTATTGTGAGATTTAGCGACTTGCCGCAAAAAAATAATCCTGAGACAGGAGATTTTCTAGTTGGTCACGAGAATACATCTTTTGTTGATGAAAAAAAATATTCAATCAAAGATATTTTTTCTTTATACTCAGCGCTAGATCAAGAGGTTTCTGGTAAAAGAATTTTTCACGACATAGAATATGCAGGAGGTCTCACTATAGATAATATTTCTGGTATTGAAAAACAAGTCTCTTCAATAATTAAAAGAAACCCTATAGAATTTATAGGTAGCCCTGGAGACCATTCTACCCCCAGAGTATGGATAAATGAAATACACTACGATAATAGATGTATAGACGTTAAAGAGTTTGTTGAAGTTTGTGGCCACACAGGAGTAGATCCAAAAAGGCTCACAATTATACATTATAACTCTGATGGATATATGCATAGATTACCTGATTTCTGCGAAAAAGATGGCTGCCTAGAGCCGCAACCCCTAACATATACATTAACAGGAGACGTATTCTCAAATCAAGTAGGCGACTTTGGTTTTGAAATAGCCCCAATGAGTGGTCTATCAAATGACAAGGATTACGGATTTGCATTGGTATATGACTATGAGCAGTCTGGAGAAAAAATCATACAACTAATTAGTTATGAAGGTAGCGGACACCAATTATCGTTTGTAGGAAAAGATGGCCCAGCTTCAGGATTAAGATCGCACGACATAATTGTACATCAAGATCCAGATATGCAAGAAATTTTGTGTGAAGATTTAAGAACACTACAATTGTTTGGAACAGGCAACAGATATTCTGACTTCGAATGGAGATTCCCCACTTTAAGCCAAACCGAAACCAGTGGTTACTTAAACCACGATCAAGGTTTTAGATTCATAGACGGGGATGTAGATAAAAAACCTCTAGAATCAAGATTAGGAGTAAATACAAAGCATCCATTAGATACATTACATGTAAAAGGCGGAATAACTGCAGAAGGTAATTTATTAATTTATGGACCAGATTCAGGTCATTATGGAGAACATAGAAATACAATTGTCAGAATAGAAAATTTACCATCCGAATTAGATTTTCATGAAATACCTCCAAATACTTTATATAGAAGTGGCCACCACTTAATGGTAAAACCAACAGATTTAAGAGATTAATTATGGGTCCAATATTAAATACTATATTAGGAGCAGGAATTAAAATAGGAGTAAACCTTTTAAATGCTTGGTTAATGCAAAAACATCAAGCGCAGTTATTAATGGCCGCTAGAGATAAGTCAATTATAGATGCTTTATTAAAAAACCAATCAGAACAAGCAAAAGATCCTTTTGTGAAAATAACTCGAAGAATACTATTTATGAGTATTACTTTTACAATGTGCTTCCTAATGATATATTATGCATTCAATCCAGATATATCATACGACGTAATTGTCCCAAAAGGCGAAGGTGCCAGATGGGGCATATTTTCCTGGATATTCGGAGGGAAAGAATGGGAAATGGTTCAGATGACAGGAGGCTTACTATTAAGCTCTTTTTTCGATCTTTGTTTTATGGTGGTAGGTTTTTATGCAGTACCCAGTAAAATGAGATGAAATATTTAATTATTATAACATTATTACTTTCATCTTGTTTTTCAGCTAACATAAAAAATAGCAACCATTATGATAGTAAAAAAATAATTCCAATACAAAAAATAGACACTAATAGCGATGGCAATATATCTATATCAGAAATAAATTCATTCAAAACGAAAAACTTAAATAAAATAGATACAGAAAAAACAACACCTTTTAAAGTTTTTATTATATTAATGATTTCTGTACTTTTTATATCAGCAAGCCCTTACCTGCTAAACGTAATTCAAAATAAAAATGTCTTTAAGAATAAACAGAAGGAATAATTTCTTAGAGATTAAAGAAGGCTCTAATTTAAAAATATTTAAATCCATTCCTAAATATTTAAAAAGTGAAATACCTGACCATGATTTCCCTTATCACTTAGGTTATTGCGGCGAAACAAACTATGGCCTATATTCAGAGCCATCTTTTCATCATAATCAAGACACGTCTTTTCTAACAAGCTCAGCCGTTAAATTTAATGGTAATGAGTTCCTAGAAACCAATGAAATTAGCTTGGTTGATAAAAATAATTTTTCAATATCTGCCTGGGTCAAAACAAGCTCGAATCTAGAAGAAGTCTTAATAACCGACACAAATTATGAAAACAGCGGTTCTTTTCAATTAAAGTCTAACAATGAAAACAATAGGCCAGAATTTTCCGTTTTTGATGGTACTGGATTTATATCCGTTACAGGAAACTCTGGCATCAATGACAATGATTGGCACTTCCTAAATGTAAATTTTTCATGCGACCAAAACACCAAAAATTCTAGTATCGAAATATATATTGACTCAAAATTACAAAACTCAAAAAACATAACAGGATTCATAGAGCTAGATAATATAGAAACAAGCGGATCTTTTAATTCTCAAAAAAGTCAACTATACAAACTTTTCGATAAAGACCACGCCACTTATATAGAAATGTCTGGAAGTCAAGACGAATCCGACTTTTACTTCTCGAATCCAATAACAGGCGGTATAGATAAAATTAGATATAGAGCTATAAATGACAGCGCTGCCTATGGCGAAGTTAAAGCGTCACTAATACTCAAAGACAAAATAACTGAAGAGGTATCAATATTTGATTTTCAATCTTTTGTATCTTCAAATTTCGACAGTAACAAAGGGGTTAGTAATATAAGTACTATCGCTAAAACACAAACTCCAGCCCCTAACGCTATACCCGAATATGGAATTTCCTATAGTCCTGTTAATTTTCTTTTTTCAACTGGCTGCCCAACAGACTGTACTTATTTTAACTTACAAAATAAGACGTGGTTCCCTTTACAAGAATATAATATAGATTATAACCATGAAAACACATACAACAGAGGGTTCTACCCCTTAAGGCCCCAGGATGAAATAGATTACGAAACCGATTCAAATGGCGACATTATCGAAAATGAACCGAAGAATATTAAAGCAAACTTCAACACATGGCAGACATACGCTCCATTTCTTTACGGTAGAGATTGGGATACCACCCAATTCCTAGACAAAGAAATCATAGGTTTCCGTTATAAATATTCTCCTAGTACAACAGAAAACGCAACATTCGGAATGGATTTCTCTAGAATTATAGAGTTTGGCTTGTACTTAAAAAATAGCGAATATAATTTACTAGAGACCTCACCACTAAATGGTTTTAGCGGCCTAGTATCTAATCACAATAAATCATTTAACCTCACAATAGGCTCAACAGCTTCAGAAAATAAAACAAATTTTCTTAATGGATCGATAGATCAAATATTACTTTCTGACAAAACATTAACGCAAGACGAAATAGATTCTTTCTACTCAGAAAGAGATTCGATCTCATATAGCAGCGAACTGGCCGATGAACTAAAACTTATTTCATGGTATGATTTTTCTAACACTAATATAATTGGGTGGGATAGACATAGCAAAGTCACAACCGAACAATTAGTCAGACTTTACAATTTTAATAATACAAGAGAAGATTCCAGCCCTTATGCTATAAAACCCGAACTTTTCGGCGATCTAAGTTTTTCGACGGAGGTGGTTAAGTTTCCAGGATACGCCGCCTTCTTTAATGGGTCAACTTATTTATTTGATCCAGGAGGCAGAGAGATGGACTTTCAGTCTAATTTTACAATAGAGTGCTTTATAAACTTTTCTACAGCGCCAAATAATAAGCAAACTATATTATCTTCAAAAAATTTCCAGTCAGATAGTACATCCATGGAGTATTACTTCATGAATGACAAAATGTATTTTGATATTTATCAATTAGATAATAAAATTATAACTATAGAAAGTGAAAAGCTAAATATATCAACCAACCAATACTACCATATAGCTGTATGTAGAAACAGAAATACAATTAACTTATTTTTCAATCAATCCTTATGTGGCGTAGCAGAACTTCCATTCTATGTTCCGATTTCTGATACACAAAATGGGTTATATATATCAGATGGGCTTCATGGGTATATTCAAGACTTGAGAATCATTCAAGATTCTGCTTTATATGAGCCTAATTTATATATAGATGATTTTTATAAAAGGTTAGACAACCAATTTACTGAAAGACATAATTTATATACAACTTCTCATTACCCTCTACATGAATCAGTAACCATGAGCGATAGTCGGGGAATATATATACCACAAGGACATTACCTAGAAACCGCCAATGATCATAAAGCTTTTAACTTCCACAAGAGAAGTTTTTCTATTTGTCTTTGGTTTCGATTAGAAAACTTAAATAAATCGGGGTTTGTATTAGGGTCGTGGAATGATGAAGGAGGGTACAGTCATAGTTACGCATTAAGATATGTTAAAAATTTTAGAAACCAAGTTAATACTTTAGTCTTTCTAGCTTCCGAAGACGGCACCAATTTTAGATCAGTTAAAACCGCTAAGTTAGAAAATAATATAATTTCGCCCGAAACCTGGTACTTTACCTCAATTACATATAATGAAGATGATAAATCTCTAAATATGTATTTGTATAACGATACAGAATACATAGGCTCCACAAGCATGAAAGTTAACTCATTCTTCACAATATCAAGGCGAGATGATTTCCAAATAAATGGAGTAAAACATACAGAGTCTAGCAACACTTTCTTAGATTTATCGCTCAGTCAATTATTTTTCTCCCATAGAACTTTTTCATTCATAGATGTTCAAAATTTCTGGAACTCAGGAGTTGGAATAACATATGACGAAAATAATACAAACTTTAATAGAGACTTAATCGCTTGGTTTGATTTTAGCGAAGGCTCAATAAACGATGTTAATGGTAATAAAAACTTATCTTCTTCGTCAGCATTTTCTATCGTCGAAGGCAGAAAAAAATTAGAGTCAATCGATGATGGATCTGAAATATTTTTAGGCAAAATAACTGGAGGGGATAACCTACTTTTTAACATGTCTGGCAATAGACCTACATATAAAATTTCTGGCATAAACAGCCTACCAAGCATCGAATTTGATAAAGATAATTTATCTTTTTTAGATTCTAATTTTGAGTTAGATTTCGTCAGTAGCTTTACTCTTTATTTCTGCTTCCAAAGCTTAGGCCAAAACAATGATTTTGCTCCCATCATTGATTTCTCAAATTCCGAATCTGAAGGTTTATCGATACTTTGGAAAGATACTCCAGGTCAAGAGTACCTTGGCGAACTAAAACTTTTAGTTAATGGAGAAGAATTAATTTTAAAAGAAGAAAATTTCATTAGAAATATTAACGTAGTTTCTCTTGAATGGAACGTGCATAAAGAAAAGTTATTTATAACAATTAATAATTCCAGACTTTCATCCAGTCCCAGAGTTTTACACAAAACAGGGCTACAAACTAATTTTGCTAAAACCCCTTTATCTTTAGGTAAATTTTATTATGACTTTAACAATGAGCTTATTACTTTTAACGGCTTGTTATCTGAAGTACTTTTAAACAAAAACTATTCAGATCCTAATATATTGGAATATTTTTCATGCAAGTATAATTCAATACATCCAGGCTATCCAGTAGATTATATATATGATGATGAAACCCCTTCAATACTTTTTGATCTTAAAGAATTAAATCAAACTATCGGAGAAGGCACCACATCTCTTGGCAGACTTAAATGTGATTTACAGAATCCAATTTTCTCTATTGTAGATAGTGATGACTTTACTATAAATTCAGATGGTTATATTTCGTTAACATCACCAGCGGATAGAGAAACAGAAGCGTATACATTTACAATATTAGTCGAAGATGAAGACTCTGATCTAAGTGAAACGGTTAGTTTTATAAGTTATGTTCAAATAGATAACATCATCGCAATTATTGACACCTCCAACCTAACAAAGTATATCTCTTCAGGAAATAAATCCGCGGGGAAACAATTAGGCCGAGTAACAACAACCGAAGCTGTAGACTGGTCAATTTTTTCAAGTACAGACGCCAGTATCTCTATTACCTCTTCAGGATATATTGAACTAGCAGAAGATGTCTCAGAAGGGGTAAGCTCTTTTAGTTTTGTAATTTCAGCCACAGATTATCAAGAGAACATAACATCAACAACCCATACGGTGGAAATAGTTAATTTAGATGGTCATACAGAGATAGAATTTACCCCTAGATCAAATAACTACATTGATATTGAGACTATATTTTTACCGAATTCTACATGGATAGAGTTTGAATCAGAAGGAGAATCAGAAATTTTCCCTCTTCCAACCAATAATGGCGTTTTCACTTATCTCATAAATTCAAATAGTTTAAGGACGGAATCAAGTTTTAATACCCCAAGAACATCTCGATACTCACATCCTCTTTATGATTTTTATGATTCCGACAACTTAAGTTATAGGAGTGCCTTAAACCCTATAACCTCTACAAACTCAGAGCATTCTTATCTAGATAGTGAAACATTAAGCGCTAACTCATCAAATCCCCAAAGTTATGATCAATATGTTTCAGGCTACATTAACGCCTTTGAAGAATCCGATAACCCGTCATATTACTATGACAACCCAACAGAACTTAGAATCCACTTAACTAATAATAAATTCGATTCAGAACAACCTAACTCTTCCACCTATTTTGAATCATCAATAATTGAAAATACCGAGCTTGCTGCCTGTAAAAAAGTTTTAGATAACTTAAAATATATCGCTGATAGTAACCCATACTCAGTAGATCCTCCAGATTTTTCTATTGCGAATAATACTCATCGAATCTTCAGGATCTATACATCCTCTAACCAAAACAATAAGCCATGTAAGATTAGGCTCAAGACAGTTTCACTTTCAATAAAATCTTCAAATTCATCAACGCCTCCCGATATTAAAATAAAAGCCGATCAAGATTCCTTTCTGCAACACTTGTCATTTGGCTACACGAGCGACTCTCCCACGCAATCCTTTATAAATAAATTAACATTAGATTGTGAAACAGATCAATTAATTAGCTTAAGGTCTTTTTTCAACAATTTAGGAGCTTGTAATGAAATTGAAAAAATAAACTTTAATACTAAAAATGTAATTACTTTACATGATGCATTCGCCAATATAATCAGAAACGACGCCATTAATGATAATATTAAGAATTTTTTAAGCTCATTATCTTTCGAAAACTTAATTACAGCTGAAAAGTGTTTCAGAATGTCCCACTTCACAGGTACTAGTGATTTAAATCTCTCGAACTGGAACACTTGGAATCTTCAAATAATTGACAAGATGTTTGAAGATTCTAAATTCTATCAATGTCAATTAAAATTTTTATCCGAAGATATCAATACCATAACTCCGCCAAGACATTATGGCTCTTCGAATGATTTTGATGATGTAGAGCCCGATTCATATCTGCCAAACAATTCATATATAACCTATTTTAATGGCATAATGAATTCAACTTTTTATACCAAAAAAATAAGAAGCGCCAGAGAATGTTTTCGCAACATTATAATTTCATCACAAACATTAACTACTACCGATGTGCACCAACCCACCAGGCACATCACGATAGATAATACTCCAACTAAAAATAAAAATGGAACAGATTATCTTGTTGCAACTCGAACACCTGAGTTATATTCTAGATACGCTGCAACTGTTCTAAACCAAATAAATTATGAGTATGAAGAGCTAGGTAATTTAGATTGTTTTTTAAATACAGAATTGAATTTAAATTGCTTTGAATTAGATTTGTGTTGCGCATCAAAAAATATGTTCTACGCTTCTAATGTCGAAAAAATTAAAATTAGAAATTTAAACTTTACTCGAAAATTTGATTTAAGTTATTTTTTTTATAATTCAGAATTTTTAAGATTCGTAGAATTTCCTGAGGCTACACCAATAAAACCTACTGAAAGTTTAGCTTACAGTACGCGTAGCATGTTTCAAGATTGCTTATTTTTAGAAAATTTAGGCATTCAGACTTTCGCAGGGCAGTACGCTCAGTTTGAAAATCATAAGTCATTTATAGATGGATTTTCATTTTTTAACCTTGATCACTGCGTGGATGCGAGCTCTACATTTCAAAACTGCTATGTAATAACAAATATATCAATACCTAGGTTTACAAACATAATAAACTTAGCTCAGTTTGCTCAAAATTGTAGAAGCTTATCAAAAGTTGAAGGCTTCTCTACTCACGCAGAAAATAATCCTAAAATTATATATTTAGCTAAAAAAGCCGATGGAGAGCTTGATGGAATGAATGAAGCCGAAGAAATGGACTGGATTATTGAAAATAATCTTCATTTACAAACTTGCAATACTAAAAATTTACGCAGCCTATCACTAGCTTTCAACAATTGTGAGAGAATTAGAAAATTAGTTTTTAGCGGTTTATCTACAAACAAAGCCAAAAACTTGAGTAAGGCATTTTCAAATTGTCGAACATTGCGTGAAATTAGAATAGGGCTAGAGTATCATACTAATAACTACAGAAATGGAGTTATTGCCACAGATAGACATAATATACAAGAATACTGGGATAATGCTGCAGTTCCTGCAGAGTCTATTGATTTTGGGGCATCTTTTGGCTCCAGCGGCAAGGGTAATGTAAAAATAAATGGGAAAGGGAATGTTTACGCAGAGTCAATCGGAGGAGCAGGAGTTAAAGTTTTTGAATATGATGCGGCACTAGATCAATGGAATCAAAGAGGTGAAACAATTAATGCTCCATCAAATTCTTATAATAAATTTGGTCATGCAATCGAAATCGATGAAAATGGAGAAAGAATTATTGTATCAGATTTTCCAGATTCTGGCTCCACAGGCTCAGGTTATGTTCAAATATTTGAATGGAGTGGCGGTTCCTGGGGTCAGTTAGGCGACACTATAGTATCTAAAGAAAGTTCAAATGATACCTTCGGAGCAGATGTATCGATAAGTAAAGATGGTAATATAGTTGCAATATCCACAGAGGGAGATCCATTAACTCGAAACGCATCGCACCAAGTCGAATTCCAAGTACTAACATTCGCCAATCAACCAGGCGGATTTTTAACTTTATATTTATCTGAGACATATTCTTCATACACAACCTTTGTTATTGAATTTTCTGCGCCCGAAACAGATCCAACAATAACGCAAAATGACACTACCTTAACTTTAAACTTCCCATATAATAACTATGGCGTCTACTACCCTTACATAATCGATATAATAAACTGGCTCAACCTTCAGCCAGGCATTAGCGCAGAAGCATCCAGCGCCGTAAACTTAAATAACTCAGGATTAGAGCAAAGTGAATCAGGGCAGACAGCCTACATTTCGCCCATCACCCTTACTAAAGGCACAAAAATCTTTTCTCTGGAAGATTCAAACTGGGTGCAGTTAGGTGAAACTATATCCGCTGGACAATCAATAAATTTAAATAATAATGGAAGCATCATTTCAATAGGAGATCCAGAATATAATACAGACTCGGCTAATAATGTCGGCAAAGTCGAGGTTTTTGAATTTGATTCAAGCACATGGATTAAATTAGGCTCAACAATTACAGGGCCCGACACTAGCCCCGTATTAACAAAAACAGTTGCTAATATTGCTACAACTGACGGCGGAGCTTCCGAAGATCCAGCGAGAGTCATTGAATTAGACTTAACAGAAGAATATTTAAATGTAGAAAATTTTTCTTTGAATTTTTATCAAAATGCAAGTGAGGCAGTCTTAAGTAATGGAGGATTAGATTTAGCAATCAATGTAGATTTTTCTGCGGCAGATGTTAGTGAAGACTTTTTCTTTACAATACCTGTTCAAAGAAGAGAGAGCGGCCCACAATGGTGGGGACCAAATTATGTCTATCAGCGTGGAGGTACCATTACAGTTTCTGGGGCTGGACTGAACGTAAACACCACTTTCACACTAACATTTACTGCAGCAGGAACCCCAGCAACCTTCGATCATGATATTGACAATAATACAGTAACCCTAACATACCCAAGGTTTTCATCTAATCAGACTTTTAGAGTCTGGACTACAGGTGGAGGTTCAACGTATTTAAGCATGGGCAAAGATCCCTCTGTGATAAGTTTGGTTAATTTTATAAATAATCAGAGTGGATTTAGCGCGACAACTACAGCAGCGACATCGTTTGAAAACCGATCTCCTCCTGGAACATTGCAAGGAACATACAATTCTACTTATTCTGGAGAAGGTCAAGGCCCCTATGTTGAACAATTTGTAAATTGGATCAATAATTCAGTTGAAAATATCTCTGCCAGAATTACAGTTCCTTATGATAGTGAAACAAACTCAGGTATTGAACTAGATCAGTTTTTAAGACCTCAAGACAGATCTGATATTGTAAAATCTTACACAGATGCAGACGATAATAGGTTTGGCTACAATGACATAAATTTTAATGGCAACAGGGTTATTGTCGGCGCTACTCATAGCAATACAGAGGTTGGAGAAGACTCTGGCTTAGTTAAAATTTTTGATTACAACGGCACTGAATGGACTCAAGTAGGCACCACCATAAATGGGCACGAGTCATTAGCTAAAGAAGGTTTAGTTTCTATCAACAAGGTCGGAAACATAATAATTACTGGAGGAATAAATAAAAGAAACTTTAGAATTTTTAAAGAAATTAATAGTGAATGGATCGAGCAACATTCAGAATCTCACATAATTTCTTCCACAAAAGAAGTTTCGATAGATATGGATTACTCAGGAGACAACACAATATCAATACAGTCATCTGATGCAGTAGTTCGAACTAGAAAAGAAAGAGAAATACAAATTTACAATGTTAATGGCTTCTTTGATACTAGAGAATGTAGAGATTTTAGTTCAATGTTCCAAAATTGCCTGATGTTAAATCATTTTGGCGGCAAACTACTCCCGACTCCTGAGCTCTCATCATCAAATGATGTTTTTGGCATAATTGATGACAAAATTTTTGATTCCTTAGCATTCAATTATAAGAGTGCGGTAAACTTAGAACAGATGTTTTCTTCAGTCTTTTCCGATTATTTATCTAATTTTATAAGTGACGTTAAAGCAATGCAGCAAAATTTCAGGATCTTTGGATCTTCAACATATTATGTAGAAATTAGACAAATGTTTGAAGTTGAGACGACACAAGAAATAGAAGAACTTATGTCTATATATTTCGATCTTGACGATCCCTTAGATCTTCCTGCTATAAATACTGCAACGTCTTTATTTTACAGTTCCCTAGGAGTTGAAAGTTTAGGTTCGCCCAAGCGATTATATTCCGCAATTAACGCTGGCCAAGCAAATGATATAATTGCGTGGAGTAAAAATTCCTCAAGCTCAACCATCCCAGATGAAAGCATTGACACTGCTTTATCAGTTTTACAAAGTGAAGCATTTGATGTTATCCCAGAGCATAAATCTTTTTTCTTTAATTTTTATGATAGAGAAATAGATTCTGAAATTTCTTTAAAAAGTGTTTTTATAATGAATGAAAATATTGAAAGCGTTAGGTTCTTAAAAAACCCAAATTTCAAAAATAAAATTAATAATATTTCAAATTCTTTTAATATTTGCAGAAGATTGAGAGACTTCATAGATTTAAGAGGGTTTAATTTAAAGTCTGTAGAGTCAGCGGATTCTGTTTTTAGAGATTGTTATCATATTAAAAATATATATTTTGACGATACATTTTTAAGCGAAGACAACGCAACCATCGACATTTCATTTATGTTTTATAATTGTTATTTCCTACAATCTATAAACAGTAGCAATTGGATAGGTGATAAACTGTATACAATGCGTTATGTTTTTTCGAATTGCCACTCCATTGAATCCATTAATCTCTCTAAATTAAATCCAGAAAATTGCTTATCTTTTGCACAGGCATTTTATGAATGCAATTCAATAAATGAATTAAACTTAAATAATTTTTCAACTAAATTGGGGATTGATTTTTCGCAAATGTTTGAAGGGGTAGGGGGAGCTTATCCTGTATGGGAATTTATATACGAACCATATGGCCCAGAAGGCAGTTCTGGTACAGTATCAAATCGCCAGCCCGATCATCTTTATCGTCATGCTAGAGGAATTTATACATATTTCATGAATAATTATATAAGAGATAATTCTAACAATATAATTCCTCCAAGCTCTGATTTTACATTAAATGTTTACCAAGATATAACTTACCTAAGTTGGTATTCTCTCTTTTTTGGATCATTCGCGACATACGACATGTCACAACCATACGAAAGTCCATCAGCTTATTTATATTTTGATTTCCTAAGAGACAACTTCTTCACAGAAGCTCAATCAACTATGCCTACGCAAGCAGAATACGATGCCTACATCAATGGCAAATGGGACAACTCAGAAGGTTTAGATTCTATAGACCTAACAAGTTTCGATATTTCCAATGCCTGTGAAACCAGCCACTATAACTATAGTAGTTACAGTATGACTCCCGCTATAAATACGACTTACCGTGAGTTTTTTGGCGATAAATACTTACCGAGACTTAGCGTCTCCTCCTCCGTTATGCAACAGCCACCAACGACTAATATAGCATTAAGTCCATTTTTCTTAAAAGCGAAAGAGTCAGCTAATCTATATTATTTCGAAAAAATTAACGAGTCAGATCATCCACTTGATTATACTGATCGACTATTTAATGAATTCGAAAAAGCTTACGAAGGAGATGAAGAAATTTACAGTCGAAATTTTAATTTTCTAGCCGATCCCTACAGTCAACTTTTTTTTAGTTTTAGAGGTAGATTAAGAGGGGGAGTATCAGACATGTTTAATAATTTATCTATAAATACCTTAACCATACCCGAAAATTTCAAAATAAGCAATCATTCTAAAAAATTTATAAATTCAAATTTAGTGGGCAGCTCAGTAGGATTCATTAAACAGTTAATGCAAAACGCAAGTTCTAAATTATTTTATACTCAAGATGAAATTTTAAATTTCATGAATGACCCTAATTATGAGGATATACAGAATATTGGCACGTCGAATAACCCTAACCCTCTGTACGGATCTTTCGAGATAGCCCTTTCACCTTCTTGCGACAATCTATTTGAAGACCTTAGAGCAAATGAATTAAATATTTCCGATAATTTTTTAGAAAGTTTATCGGCGACTAGAGATATAACTAACCTATTTAATTCTGCATCCTCTAGAAATATCAACGAACATTGGTCGTATGAAGAATATTCGCCTGGGCAAATACTCGGTGGGGCAATTAAAACAAATTCAACCAACTTTTCAAAACTAAACACAAGCTCAGTCGTATTTTTTCATAGAGCCTTTTCAAAAGCAATGCTCGAAAATTTAGACTTATCGACGCTAAATACATCTAAAGGTCTTGACCTCTCATATATGTTTAACTATTGGGACTTAAGTTTAAATCCTCTAGTTCTATCTAATATGGATACGTCTAGCGCGCGCACGATGAGTTATATGTTCTCTGAGATCAAAGATCATAGTTCGCAAACAGCAATACCTTCTGCATTAGATTTATCTTCTCTAAGTTTTAAAAATGTCACGAATATTCAAGGAATATTCGAAAACACTAACATTAATATCGTAACAATTCCTACTTATTCAAATTTATTCAAAACTAGCAGTGATACTAATTTAATAAACATAAGTAATGCTTTTAGGCAAACTACTGAGGGAGTAAGTCCTAGCGAATCGGTCCACCATAATAACATTAAAGAAAAAATTGACAAAATCAACTCTTTAATAGCGAATTTATCAAAAGGAGACACTTCTGACCTTTTCTTTGTTTCTGGGTTATTTTATAGCGCATTCCCTTCTTTAGGGAGCACCGTATCTTTTATTTACGGAAGACTTACATCTTTAAATGAAAATCAAAGTGATTATAATACGGCAGTAAATCCAAATTATGCGTCACGTGATGATTTTTTAAGTCAAGAATACTCGCATAGATATACAACCAATGGAAATTTCTTTTATAACGATAATTTAGAAGACCTTTCAAACCAAGATTATATATTAGATATAAGCCCTCTCAATATGGGAGGATTTAGAAAATCCACCTATTCGACCATAGATTGGCGTTATATGTTTTATTTTATTTCAGTAAAAGGGATTAAAGGAATAAATGACATCAATTTTGATATAAGAAATGTTCAAGGTTTCGCAAATTATCAACTCTCAAATATGTTTTACGGGTTCAGAACATACCACGAAGAAGCTACTAGAGTCTATAACAATACAGCAAACGCCACGAATGGCCCAATAGCTACAATAGGCTCATTCAACACTGCATTACTGCATACAATAGACTTATCAGATTGGTGCACAGAAGGAACATCCAGACCAAGTCGTTTTTCTTTTGCAAACCAGACAACACTCGAACACGAGATTACCAAAGATAATGTATCATACATCATGTTTAAAGAGCCAGACTGGGGTATTAACTGTGATCTAAATTTAGAATATACAATCTCGAATATTACTCCAGGCTCGAGAGTTCAAGTTTTTAACTTGACTCGTTATTATGAACTTTACAACGATATAGTAAATTCAACTTCACTTGTTGATAATTTTGTTTCCTCTGAAATACAAGAAGGAGACTTATTAAGAATAAGAGTATCTTTCAATAATGGGTCTAGCGCCGAGCTTCCGCAAGAAAAAATAGTTGAATTAAGCTATCCTGGATTAAATATCGCAATGAACCCAGAATCCTCCTCAGTTTACACAGAGATAGGTGTAGACGGATCTGCAGTAAATGAGTTTTCTCTAAATAAAGTCAGAAATAGCCCTCCTGCTTATCAAATAAAAATAGACGACTCTAATGATGAAACGTTCGTTGAAAGATTCATTGCTTGGTATCTTAGTGAGGTGACTACGGAAATTGGTATTCATGTTTTATTTGGTGCTTATGAAATCATAAATAAAAATCAAGCAAAATTAAATACTGATTACAATTATAATGTCGAAATTACATTCAGCACAGTAAGCGATTTATCTCCAGCAATTAAACTGAATAACGTTAATAGCAACATTTTATATTTCAGGGATGGTATAATAAATACTTCAGATGGCTCATCAATAAAAAGTGAAATTGTAGAAAACGGCTTTGGCGACGGATCGTCCCCAAGTAATGAAATTATATTTGATGACATTGTGCTCGATTTATCTACCGTTGACGCCTCTTATGGTGGAACTGATATTGAATTTGTTTTAATAGAGACTGGCAGCTTTGAAGCTAATATGACTACTGGATGCATAGACTGTCTCGGAAGCGAAGAAACTCAAGAAGTTTTTATAACAGAAGAATTTTATCTAGCTAAAACAGAAGTGACTCAAGCTCAATATGAACTTATCGCTCGCAACAATTCAATAAATCTTGCAACAAACCCAAGCACATTCACAGGTCCGAATTTACCAGTTGAAACAGTCTCTTGGTTTGATACTGAAAAGTTTATAGGCATAATGAATACAGAATTTACAGGATTGATACCTGTGGGATGGAGCTTTAGCTTACCATCTGAAGCAGAATGGGAATTTGCTGGAAGAGCTGGCTCTACAGGTTACTACCACTGGGGTAATAGCATCTCATCTTCAGACGCCAATTACAATTGGGATGAAGGACAAAACGATGGATCTGATGAAAATCAAACGGTAGATGTAACAGGTTATAGCCCTAATAATTCAGGAATATATGATATACATGGAAATGTTTCAGAATGGGTGCTCGATTCAGCCCAAGAGCAATATCCAGGCGAGTCAACCATCGATCCTGTCATAGTTGCAGAAGAATACCCTCCAAATTCTGTAGTTAATCCTTTTTCTTTTGCTTCTGACGTAGAAAAAATTATTAGAGGCGGAGCATGGAACAGTGAAAGCGATAAATTAAAGTTTGGATATAGATCTAAAGCAGAATCTATTGCTAAAAGTAGGGCTGTTGGTTTTAGGCTAGCGATTAGAAAAACTCCCTTAGTTCAATTTAATAGAGACACATTCATACTAGTGACTTTTGACTCCTCAGGCTCAATGAGTGGTGCAGAGCCTGAAATATTAGCTGCCCTTTCTGGAGGATACTTTAAATCTGGAAGTACTACTGAACGAAACCCAGAATCACTCAGAGCAATTTTACAAGATTTTTATGCAACAGCTGGAACAGAATTTTCTGGAAACACAAATCCTGCTACTAACGGAAGAGATGAGTATGATAAAAAAGTTAAATTCCTTGCGAACGGCAGTGAAAGACACTGGGAATATATAAGAAATGCTTATGGAACAGGAGGGTTAGGGGTAGGAACAGGAGATGATTTCGAAGGAGCCAAAGCTATTATATCTTTAGCATTCCAAGACGAGTCTTCGCCCTATTCTAATAATCCTACCAACACACAGAGTCAAGCCGATATTACTCAACTAAAAGCAGATGTTTCCGCCTTACCAGCTGGCGTATTATTCTTTGCTCACTCTTTCCATGTAACAGGTACGCCAGCCTTCAAGAGCTACCTACAAGGCATAGAAAGTGGAGTAGCTGGATTAAGTTCTAACTTCACTCTAGAAACAGAACCCTGGTCTCAAATGTTTGGATTCTCTTATGACTTAGATGAAAATGAATCTACGCTTTATTTCAGAAACAAGATGCTTGACGCAATCGAAAGCAAAGGGTATAAACTACCCTCAGTCTTTTAATTAACACAATTTAATATTGACTTTGATCTTTATTCAATCTATAATCGTTATATATAAATTATGAAAGATAAAACAGGAGAACTACTAACAAAAAATATTGCAGGAGTAAATAGAATTTTACCTCATAAACATAAATACGCTTGGGATTTATTTCTTAAAAGTTGCGCCAATAATTGGATGCCAACAGAAATCTCAATGCAGAATGATATTCAACAATGGAAAAACAATGAAATTACAGAAGATGAAAAACTACTTGTTAAACGCTGTCTTGGATTTTTTGCTGGATCTGAGTCTTTGGTTGGTAATAACCTTTTGTTATCTGCTTTCCGCTTTATCACAGATGCTGAGTGCCGCCAATACATACTTCGTCAAGCTTTTGAAGAGAGCCTTCACAATCTTACGGTAGTCTATATATGTGACAGTTTAGACCTAGAAATAGAAGAAGTATTTGCTGCATATGAAAATATACCAAGCATCAAGGCTAAAGATGACTTCTTAATGTCTATCACGAACGATATTAGTCGTCAAGACTTCAATCCACACACGAAAGAAGGTAAGCAAGAAATATTAAGAAACTTTCTTACTTATTGGATTGTATGTGAAGGTACATTTTTCTTTAGCGGCTTCGCTATGTTACTAGCTCTTGGCAGACAAAACAAACTCCAAGGAATCTCAGATCAAATAAAATACACACTGAGAGATGAAAGTTCTCACATTGCATTTGGAACTTATTTAATTAACACATTAATTGAGCAAAATCCATCAATATGGACTAAAGCAATTCAAGATGAATTTATCGAGCATATAAAGAAAGCTGTAGAGCTAGAAATTGCATATGCACATGATGTACTTCCAACTGGAATTTTAGGATTGAATGCAGAAATGTTCGTCGATTACATGCACTATATAGGCAACAGAAGGCTAGAGGCAATAGGCTTAGACTATCGCTTTCCTAGTGACAAAAACCCATTTCCTTGGCTAGGAGAAGTTGTTGACGTTCAAGCTATGGGCAACTTCTTTGAGAGAAGAGTAAGAGAGTACCAACAAAGTGGATCGTTAGAAGACGACTTCTAAATTACTTTTCTTTCTTTTTCTTACTAGATTCTTGAGCTTTTTTTAAGGATTTGGGGTCTGGGTAGTCTTTATCTCCAGGTTTTGCTGGTTTATAGTTTTTACCCATTCTTTTTTTCTTGTTTCTAATATTTTCCCAAAGCCCAGGTTTTGAAGCATCTGATTCTTTTTCCTTACTAGGAGTTTTATCTTTTTTATCGTCCTTAGTGTTTTTACCCTTTTTTTGTAAAATTTTCTTTTGAAGAGCTGGAGGTAATTTTTTTTGCTCTTTTGTTAGTTCGGCATCTGATTCATCTAGAAAAGACACCATTTCTTCTTCAGCCTGTTGTTCTCCTTTAGTCATTTTAGTGACGCTTTTTTTACTCCACATTTTACAACTCCAATATTTAGCTTTTGTCTTAGGTCCAGGATTATCGCAACCATGTCTAGCTCTAAAACTCTTACGCCTTGCAGGATCGTCTCGCTTGATGGACATATTCGGATCGCCGAAATTAACCTTAACAACATTCCCCTTATCATTTTTCACATAAACAGAAAACTTTTTAGGCCCTCCAGGAGTTCTAAATGGCTTATTTAATTTCTTGCCTTTATTTTTTTCAGCAGCCCATGCTTCTTCAGTAATTAATTCTTCATTACCTTGTTGTGCTAATAATTGATCCTTAATTTGTTGAGTAAAATCTAATTCTTTCATACTAAGTTTTACACATTATTTATTTAATAAATAAAACTTTTTATATTTTTGTGTGTAATATTGACTATGGAATACAGTAAACAAGGAGTACCAGGCAAACTCATTAATACTCAAGTAGCTTCAGCTAATCTTGGAGAAGTCACTGAGTTTAAGGGGCAAAGAATTCAATCTGCTTATTTTTCAACTTGCGGAGATACAATAGGAATACAGGCGCCAGAAGGTAGATCTATTGTAATAACTGACGTAATTCATGGAGCTACAGGAGGCACGACTGGAGATAGCACTGATTTAGAACTTTGTTACAAAGACTCAAAATCCTCTTTAGCTTCAACCAGAGTAGTCTTCTTAGTTATGCCAGCAAGGACAACACACGCTTTTTTTACTCCGATTTTAGTACCTGCAGGTAAATTTGTTAATTTTAGAGCTGGATCTGACCTTACACTTTGTTATTATATAGTTTAGTCTTGACTTTTATGCAAAGATCACCTATAATCATATGGTGATTAAAAATAAAAATAAAAAAGACATTCTTGCCAACATAGTAGATATTCCTAAAACTCAAAAACGAGCATTTTGGGCGCGTGAATTTAAGATCTTAAATGACTTAATGAACTTATTCCCGAGCGAGTCTTTCTGGAATCTAATTAACTTTAAAGAAAAAAAAGATTCTTTGATATTTTATAAATCAGAACACGGAATAAAAGTACTTAAAACATTATATAATGAATATAATTATCAACCTAGAGTCACTCCTAAAATTGAGTTAGGCGAAAAATTTGGTGAAGATAAGATTATATCAAGCAATAAAAACACAATTAAAAACTTTTTATCATAATGACAGAAACACAATCAAATACATTTTTAAAATCTTTTCTTAAAAACAATAAAGAGTATCACTATAATTTTGAAGAAGAGATAGATTATAAAGTCTCAAGCGGCAGTCTTAGGATGGACTTTGAGCTTGGAGGAGGATTCGGCCCAGGGCTGCACAGGTTTGTAGGAATGAATGAAGGGGGCAAAACATCCGAATCTCTAGAAGTTATGAAAAACTTTTTAAATACGCAAGAAAAAAGTAAAGGTTTCTTCATTAAAGCGGAAGGGCGGTTAAGTCCTGAAATGAGGTTACGCTCAGGAATAAATTTTGTATTTTCTGAAGATGAATGGGTAGAAGGAACTTGTTTTGTTTTCGAAAGTAACGTTTATGAAACAGTTTTAGAGGTCATGAAGATGCTAATATTAAACAATGACGACGGAAACAAATACTGCTTTGTACTTGATTCTCTAGATGGACTAATCACTAAAGATGACTTAAATAAATCTTTTGAAGATGCTCATAAAGTTGCTGGAGGAGCGCTGCTTGGCGCAAAGTTCATGCAAAGAATGAGTATATCTTTAGCGAAAAGAGGTCACATGGCGATATTCATATCTCAAGTGAGAGCAGACATCAAGATAGACCCATACTCAAAAGCACCAGTAAGGCAAACTAGCGCAACTGGAGGTAATGCTTTATTACACTTTGCAAATTTTATATTAGAATTTCAGCCTAGGTTTAAAAAAGATATTATATTAGAAGATCAAGCTAAACCAGTTTGTCCAGATAAAAATCCTATGCTCGGGCATCTAGTAAGTATCGCAGTTAAAAAATCTCCCAACGAAAAAACAAACTATACATTAAACTACCCAATTAAATATGGAAGACAGGGAGGTAATTCAGTGTGGGTTGAGAGAGAGATCATAGATATGCTTTATTTATGGGGTTATGTAAATAAAAAAGGAGCATGGATTAGTGTCGAAGAAGATTTTATTAATATTTTAAAAGATAATAATTTTGATTTTCCTGAAAAAATACAAGGAGATTCTAAATTAAATAACCACCTAGAGGAGAATCCTGAACTAGTCACATTTTTAATTAATCATTTTAAAGAAGTTATATCTAAGTGAAGTTTAAAACTACCTCTGGAGTTATTAAGCGAGCAAAAACTCCTAAAAAATATTTTATTAATTGGGGCGCAGAAAGCAAAAGTAAATTCCAAAAAAACGTAAAAGATTTTCTTTTTGATTTTTGGCGCTACGATGTAGTGCTTGAAGAATTCCCTATTCCTGGAAGTAGGCTTTCAATAGACTTTTTCAATGTAAATAAAAAAATTGCAGTCGAAGTTCAAGGGGATCAGCATATTAAGTATGTGCCTTATTTTCATCAAACAAAAGGCAATTACTTACATCAATTAAGGAAAGATAAAGATAAAGAAAATTTCTGTAAAATAAATGATATAATTTTAGTAGAAATATTTACTGATGATATTGTATCTAAAGATTTATTTAAAAAGTATAATATAGATTTATAGTGTAAAGTTTTTTATGAGAGATTTCGATCCAAACAATTTAGGGCATTTTGATATGCCTGACGAAATATTTGAAAAAATATATGAGCTTTCTGGAGGCGTAGAAGAGTCTTCCAAAGGTTTTCTTTTGGCTTATGTAAACAGTGAAGGAGAACCAATAATACATTCTAAAGCCCCAAACCAAATAGTGCATATGGGCTTAATTAAGGCTATCGAGCAATTCCTTATTCAGATGGAGTCGCAAGAAGATATGCCACCTCCATCAGAAGATTAATCTTGACTTTTAAAGAGTTTATTGATATCATTTAAAATATGATATCGTCAAACGAACTAGAACAACATGTATTGGCTGGATTAATAAGGTATCCAGATATATTCCACGACATCGAATATTTTATAGATGAAAAAGACTTTTATGATGAAGATTCTATAGTACATAAAACTATATTTAAAATCATAAAACAATTAGCGAATGCATCTGAGCCTATAGACCCAGTCATTATAGCAGAAAGAATTAATTCAATCGGAATTAGTTTTGAAGATAATATAAATGTGTCTGATTATGTGCAAGCTCTGTCAATGCGTAGAGTCGCTAAAAATCAAGTCATGTCTTCTTGTAAAGAACTCAAGAAGTTAACAGTTAAAAGAGAAATTTGTAACTCAGCTAAAGAAGTTATTTCTTCGGTCAAAAGAATGCCAGCAGAATCATCCTATTCAGAAATAGTAGGAGAAGCTGATGCGGTATTTAATAAAACCATTAATGTATTCGACTCAGGACAAGATGCTCCCATTAACATCTATGAAAACATGGAATCTATGGTTGAAGAGCTTGGGAATAATCCTGTAACTGATTTTGGAATGAAAGGGCCTCACAAGAAATTACATGATCTTTATGGATCACTTCTTAGACCAGGGAACATTACTGTCATAACGGCTAGATCTGGAGTAGGTAAGACTCAATTTTGTATGGACTTTTGCACTAAAGTATCAGCCCAGCATAATGTACCCGTTTTACACTTCGATAATGGAGAAATGAGTTTTGAAGAGCTTACAATGAGGCAGTGTGCAGCACTAAGTGGAGTACCTTTACATCTCTGCGAGACAGGCAAATGGAGAACTGCTGGAGAAGAAGTATGTAATAAAATCAGATCAGTATTCCCTAAAGTTAAAGGTCTACAGTTTTATTATCAAAACGTTGGAGGCCTTTCTGTCAACGAAATGATTAGTTTAGTTAAAAGGTTTTACTATGGCAAAATCGGTAGGGGCAATCCACTAATATTAAGCTTTGATTACATCAAGACTTCTTATTCAGAAAATAGTTCTAACATGAAAGAATGGGAGCAAATAGGCAAAATGGTTAATGATTTCAAGAAATGCATCCAGCGAGATATTGTTGTCGATGGAAAGCCAGTTATCCCTATGATTACTAGCGTTCAAACCAATCGAATGGGAATTAGCCAAAATAGAAACTCAGATGCTGTCGTAGAAGATGAAAGTGTAGTATCATTATCAGATAGAATTACTCAATTTTGTTCTCATATGTTTTTCTTAAGGCCTAAAACCACCGATGAAGTTGAGTCAGACATGGGATTTGGAACTCATAAATTAATTAATTTAAAATCGAGACACTTAGGTGACGATGTATTCGGAGCTCTAGAGCCCGTGAAGATGCCTGACGGAAGATTAAAGAAGAATTATATAAACTTAAATTTTGACAACTTCGGTATAACAGAAGTAGGAGACTTGCGAGATTTAGTCGAACATCTGGAAGCTGCAGGAGAGCCAATGATGGACGGAGATTCAGAACTACCTGATCTATTTTCTTGATAATGAGTCCAGATACCATTAAATCTGTTTTAAATGAGCTAGGCTACAACCTAGTTGATCGAGGCTCTTATTGGCAAACTAATGCTATCTTTCGCAATGGAGATAATTCTACCGCTATTCAGATATATAAAAACTCTGGAGTATGGAAGGATTACGTTTCAGGCACTTCTTTCATGCCTTTTAAAACCTTAGTTCAAGCCACGCTTAAAACTAATGATAAAGAAATCATAAATAAATATTTAAAAAATGTTGACACCCTTGACTTAGATAGTGTCGAACGTCAATATAAACCGACTCAAAAAATTATGTCAGAAGAAATATATCCTAAATCAGATATAGATAAATTTTTACCTCATTATAAATTTTACGAAAATAAAGGTATATCTAAATCTATCCTACAAAAACTAAAGTCAGGCTTTTGCACAGAAGGCAAGATGCACAATCGATTTGTATTTCCTGTTTTTAATGAAAGCGGAATGATCCATGGATTAGCTGGCAGAGACATGCTTAAAGATGCCCCAAATAGACCTAAATGGAAACACATGGGGCAGAAAAACAACTGGATATATCCCTTATATGACGAAGATTCTTTAGCCAGGGAGCATATAAACAACAAAGAGGAAGTTATTTTAGTTGAAAGTATAGGGGACTTATTATCCTTGCATGAGTCAGGTATATATAATTGCCTTGTAACTTTTGGTCTCTCTGTTTCTCCTAAAATGATATGCGCCTTAGTCTCTCTAGCTCCTAAAAAAATAATATTATCTTTTAATAATGACTCGGACAAAGAAGAGAATAGAGGTGCAGATGCCTGCGTCAAAAACTATTTAAAGCTATTAGATTATTTTGACCAAAATTCACTATGCATATGTTTGCCTACAAAAAATGATTTTGGAGATATGAATATAGACGAAGTATCACAATGGCAAATTAAATTATCCAATATAGACCAACCAAAACAACAACAATATATTTTAAAAAGATCAAGCGAATTAAGATCTAATAAAAAATTAGCTGAAAGCTTATACAAAAAAACAAAAAAAATAAAATTATGAAACGTGATGTTAGATTATCCGCCAGTAGAATTAGTACATTAAAAAAATGCAGTTGGACATATTGGGTAAAGTACGTACTCAAGCTCCCTGACACAACCAATGCTGGAGCAAGTAGAGGTTGGATCTGCCACTTGATCTTTGAAATTCTTGGTGAGCCGCGACACAAAAAAGTTTATGATCGGCTTTTAGTAGCTAAAGATATTTTTGAGGTTGAATCAATCAAG